GAACCGTAGTGAGTGTGGCGCGTTCAAATAGCATTGAATGACTCTTCTGTTTTAGTAAGGAAAATGTCCGTCCATCTGGAGGCATTTGAATGGACAACGGAACCGAAACGGTTGTTCATAGCGGGAGGTCTCAGCGAAGCAATTCAGGTATTCCTACGAATTCAACAAGAACTTCTCTTTCGTGGTAGACGTTGTCTGGTTCTTACAGAGGACTTGAAATCAGGACAACGGCTGCGAATCTTTCAAGAGTCGTGGGATTTTGTTATCCGAATCCGAGGAAACATTGACTATTCACTCTTTGCATCCTATCTTCAAAATGCTGGCAAGCCGATTTCAGTCCTCTGGGTCGGCTCGGAGGTGCCTGGGGTCCTTTTAAAACGATTTGAGTCGGTTCACTGGGTCTGTTTTGGTAGTGGATTACCGAGTGTCCGTGATACATATTATACTTTTCTCAGTCCTCTACTCGCTCCGCTAAAATATAAAGAATGGTTTCTTGCACAGGGCACACTACAGGGTATGGCTGTGCTCGATAGTCTAGAAGACTTTCGAGAGAAGAAGGCTGGGCTTGTAGTCTGTCCGAATCGGTCCGTTAAATGGTACGATGCGGCGGGACTTGAAGTACGCGGTACTGAAATTGGTGTTGAAGATGTATGTGAGGTTCTCAAATGGTGCACTTCACAGCTTGAAAGTTCGGAGGATTAGCAGGCGATTGCTGCGCCCTTGCCAGAGCACGTGTGGTTCACACACTTTCTCCCGTTAGGGCAGCTATCGGTAGCAGTGTCAAAACCCTCATAGCCCATCGACCAGCGCCACACCATCTTGTGCGTGAAGTGGTAGAGCAGGGCAAAGATCAGGCCGTGAACGAGCGCAACCGTAAGCTTAGAGCCTCCAGGGGGGATGCGCAGCAGCATGCCAGGCGTCAGGAGAACGAACAGCAGCGTGGTGAATAGAGTCATGGTGATATTCATTGTATTCTATACTTAACCAGAAGATTTAGTTCAGTATAGAGACTTAATACGTAAATTTATTTACTGCGCTTCCAAACAGTCCCGCTTGCTCGCAAAGCCCTGCGCCTCCCAATCCTCGCACGGGATAGTGCCACCACGCTGCTTCTTGAAAAGCTTGAATGTGCCCTTCTTGGCGACATAGCCTAACTTACGCAGCTTGCGGATTGCCTTGAGTCCCGCGGCGTGCTTGCGGCGGCTCACAATCTTGCCCTTGTGACGCATAAGATCCTTCTTGGTCAGGCCGCCGGACGTGTGGCGGGCCGTGCCGTGCCATACCTGGGCCTTGGAGCCCGTGGCCATCTTGGCACCACCGACAAGGTTGTTGCCACGATTCTTGCGTGTACGACGACCGCCAGCAAGCAGAGTCTTCTTAGAAGCGTCCATTCTATATTCAAAGACTAGATAAAAATCTACGCAATGGCTTCTACGCATGACTCTTCTTCTCGGCATCAGTGAGTTCTCCCCACATCTTGCCAATCTTCTTGCCAAGTTCAGGAATCTTCATGCCAGGATTCTCCTTCATCAGTTGAGGGCGCACCTTATTTGCAAACTTCATGTACCCACTCAGCTTGCGCTTGCCACCATCTTGCTTATTCTTACGGGTCTTATTGGCTTCCTTGCGATTCTTCTTAACCTTTCCACCACCTTCGGCATTAGAATTTGTAGCCGGCTGAGTTGTTACTGAGATTTTAAGCTCATGCTCGGGAGCAATTGTAACTGTCTTTCCATTTAATACAGGCTCTACAGTTCCCTCAACTACTTTCACCGTATAACCAAAATCAGCAGGTGCCAGTTGAAGTTCATTATCTGTTAACTTACTTGCAGAAGGTGGGGGCATTTCTACTAACACCCTACATTTGGAGTCGGGGTGTCTGACCATTACGAATCTGGGAAATCAAACTCGCAATCTCCTTCGGGTCGTAGACACCTGCAAAATGGACGAGAAAATCCCCCTGCTCCCATAATGGCTGCCCTTCGAGCCCTCGGAGAAACGCATTGAACTTCTTATGCTGCGCCGTAATCTCCGTTTTTGCAAAGTCTTCTTCGTTTTCATCAAGAACCTTAATCATCGCGGCGTTTTCCCACCAAACATGATATAAATAGTCAGTTTTCTGCCACACCTTCTCCCAAAAGGCCCGCATCCACGCCGTATTTCGGAAGAGAATATTACCAGAATTAATGTGACCGCACGCGTCCAGTGTCATAAGTAGGTCCTTATTGGCTGGAAGCAAGGGTACCATACAGTCCTCGAGTCGAATCGTGGGATTTGTAATGTAGACATCTGCGTCAGACAACCAGAGAAGTGCCCCTTCAGGAAGGCTCTTCATAACCGCAAGAACAAACGGTATCTTTGACCACGGAATGGGGCGGTCACGGTCCCAGTGTTCTTCTCCACCCTGAATGTATGTATAGCCTTGCTTTGCTGCATAGTCAACCTTTGAGTGTAGGGCCTCACGAAGACCCGTACGATAGTCTTCGCCAATCACAAGTGTTAGAATTGTAACACTCATTTGCTGATAGTTTATTGTGATAGCCTTAAAGTAGTAAAGCAATGTAAAAATTTGAAACTTCAAACCCACTCAAACAATACTACAAATATACTATGTCAAAAGAGCGTTTCGAGTATTTCAAGAATAAGGAGGGTGACTATGTCTGCAAATTCTGTGATAAGACAACTACAAAGCAGAGTACTATGCATATGCATTATAAGGCCAAGCATTCGGGTGAATTGCCCTTTGTCTGCGATATCTGTGATAGACGATTCTCACAGAAGCAGATTCTAGATCTACATACGCGTGCTCGTCATACAAATGAAGAGGAGATTGAAAAGTATCAGTGTCCCTGCTGTGAATTTGAATCTCAGAGTTTTGCGAACCGTATTATCCACTTTACTCGGAAGCACTGTCGTCACTACTTAGATGATATGAAGGACGGTACAGGCAATGAGATTACTTGTACCGAATGTCAGAAGACTTTCAAGAGCAGCACCGCGTTTTACTATCATGCAGGGAAGTGCCTTGACAGTATTGATGGAGTTACTATTCCTCATCTAGATGAAGTGCTCACTGTAGGTTAGCCTAATAAGGCGTACTTACTCATCTCTCAGATTGTTCATCTGTTGAACAAGACTGTAGAGATGATAACCCCCTGCTGCAAAGGTAAGCATGAGTAGCAGTTCATAATACGGAGTCTCCGTATTTTTTCCTTTAAGGCCAATCATAATCAGAAGCGGTCCAATGAGCAGTGCATGAATGAGGTTCACATACATAAAAGGTGATGCATTGACAAAACGAACATACGCCTTGTAGCCGTGGTAGAGTGTCAGTACAATACCGAGAATTAGAAGAGTTGTAAAGATTTCATTTGGTGTAGCGGACCGTTGAAGGCCAACATAAAGAAAAAAGGGCACCACAAAAAAGATGTGGAAAAGCGATAAGACAATGTGAGTGTTCATAGGATTCTAAGTAGAGCACGGCTATTTTCAAGTGCCCCTTCAATCCACGCCTGCTTCATGGAGAAACTTTCACCACAGATGAAAAGATTCGGTAGGTCATTGAATGGTCGAAGACTCTCCCTACTGACTTTGTAAGGGTCATAGAGACCGGGCACCCAGTAGGTTGCACCTGATTCCCACGGATGCGATTTTACCACACGAGGATACGGAATCTCTCTGCCTGGAAAGAGTTTGCGACATTCATCTGTGAGGATTTTTCCCAGAACTTGTTCGGCAATCGGTTTCGTACCCTTTGCAATATTTGTCCAGACAATCGAATCACCTGCATCCGTATAGGAGATCATAACAATACCGAGTTCTGGGCGAACAGGAATAAAATAGCGAAGCTGGGTTTTTGTCACAAACTTCGGAAGATCTTCGCACCAGAACTTGCCGTTTTTTCCTGGAGGAAAGACGGCGTAGATACGATGAAGCGGTTCCATCTTCACGCACTGTAATGCAGGTAATGGCTTGAAAATTGGAATTTTCTTGAGTGCATCTGCATGGAGTGCACAGATGACATTTTTTGCCTGCACTGTTTTGATTGTTCGAGTATTTTGCAGTGATGGGCTTCCTGTGCTGAACCAAAGGGTTAACAACCCATCCATTTCAGGTGCAAGATTTTCTAAGGTGTGGTGCGTATAGATTTTAACACCTTTTGATTCGCACTCCTTTGCTACGGCGTGAATTAGACTATCGAGCCCCTCCTTACAGACAGAGAACTTCTGATGTGCTCCCATTTCATGAGTGAAACTCTGTAAAGCAAGATCTGCACGCAGTGTATGGAGTTCTGCACGATACGGAAAGGGGTCCGTAAAAGCCTTGGCCTTTTCAGGGCCAAAAATACCGTCTAGAACTTCATAGAGTGTGTGAGTACTGAGAATTTCCTGGGGTAGTATTTTAACAAGTGGGAGCCATGTACGAAGACTATCATCGAAGGGATTGGGCAGTAAGGGTGACCCATAGGTTTTTACCCAACCTGATTCTCCTGATATCGGTATTTCATGAAGCCCATACTCTTTTAAAAGTGTGCGTGTCATTGTATGACTTTCATGAATACGACCTGCACCCTCCTCCCATTGTAGGCTATTATCATGAAATGTCAAGACTCGACCCCCAAGAACTCTGTATTTTTCAAACACGGAGATCGTTGCATGTGTAGTACGCCTGGCCAGTTCGCGGGCTACATAGAGCCCTGCGATACCGCCTCCGATAATGGCATAGTCGAGTACCATTTACTTAATAAAGATAGAGTTAATCCAGCTCATCACTTTACCCGTATCGGCACTGGTCACCTTATCTAGAAATTCAGTGTCCTGAATTGCAATAAATGTCGGAATCTTTGATACTTGACAGTACCCAGGTGTATACTTGTTTTGAACAATATAGCACTTGAAAAAAGTGACCATGGGGAATGTCTCAGCGATCTTCTTGAGATCAAGGTCGCGGCAGTATCCGCACCATTCTGCAGTGAAATAGACAACCACATATTTCGGCATTACCTTAATGCGCTCATCCTTTCCACGGGCGATAAGAGCTTCAAAATACTTATGATCCGGGAGGGGTGTCATTGTGTACATCGGGTGGGACATCGTTATTATTTGCTTGTTTGGAGGATTTATTTGACGGTGTAAATCGCGCCCATGTGAGCGTGAGGGCACCAGCTAAAACAATAAGTGCTGTCCCAAAGAAGACATATGAACTCATGTTGCTAGCAGCCTCTAATGCACCACCTGACTGTACTGCGGCGGCCCTGAGTTTTGCAGGGTCGGTGAAGGCCGAGATTGAATCCGCTGCACTCAGAAGTTCAGGTGCCTTTGCAGCCAGTGCAGCTGTGCTCTTTACAGCGGCCACGGCCGGTGGAATTGTTTTTTGAACGGCATCAATGACAGGTGGAATCACCTTTTCAACGGCACACTTTGTATCGACGACAAGGCCAAGTGCTGCCCGAATAGGTCCCAAGAAAGGGGCAAAGGGTCCTGTGATAATTGCGAAGAGACTCTCACTTGATTTTATCTTTTCAAAGGCGCTCGGTGTCATCACATTTCCAGCGGCACCATTCTGATTCATGTAGATAGTTGAAGGGAAGAATCGTGGTGTTCCATCAACAAATAGGGACTTTGTATCATAGAGAAGATAGAGTCCAGAATAGGCCGTCCATAAGAATGAAAAGATTGCAAGTATACCACTCAGTGTAAAGAGCAGCATTACAAGTCCACCCATAAAATCACCTGCTGCAAAATGACTGAGTCCAAAGGGGAGGCCCAGGAATCCAACATAGAGAAGAAAGAAGAAGGGACTCGGTACCGTATCAGGTGCGGGACTCGATGCACCACCTGTAAAAATACCCGCACCGAGACCAGGTCGTCCAATATACGGAACAGAGAGACCGTATTTCTCTACAGAATCCCATTCGGCAAAGGTCTGGACAATATCATAAATCCACCAGAAACCGAGACCAAGTAAATTAACCATCACTTTGAGTGCCGCCGTGCGCGGCGACCGTAGAAGAATATGGTCGAGTGCAAAAAAACCACCGATAATTGTAATAAAAGTGAAGAGAGTCGGCGAGATTTGTGACCCTCCCCATGACTTCGCGGATGTATGGTCAAATGAACCTAGGAAAGACATCCCTACTAATCTGTATCCGTCTTTGTGCTTGGCAAACAATCCGTAGGCACTTCAAATCCCTTGGCTCGGAGATGAGTCAAGAACTCAGATGGAAAGCATGGAGCCTCAAAGAATGTCTGTAGTGGCTGTGTGGGGTCGGGTAGACGAATGGAGACGGGGCCTGATGTCATTCGGAATCCAAACTCGCTGAAATTTGTCAAGACAAAGGTTCCATTCGATTGCGGATAGAGTTCAAAGTTACGTAGGGCAAATCCATGCTTCCAGAAGAGGAGCCAGAGGTCTTCAAATTCATCATACATAACATCGGGCTCTGTCCAATCGAAATCCTTTTCAAAGGATTCACTCGCCCTTGGAATCCACCATCTCTCAAATGAATACTCTTGAATCAGTTTACGGCCAAGGCGTCGAACTCTTTGCTGTGTTATTGAATCATGCTCCATTATCTGTTATCATTCAATGAGAGCAGATAATCGTTTCAATTTTATAGGTACCTTAAATTGTAAAGAGAACTCCGCCAAATCCATCCACTACACGCAGTACATTATGGTTCGTTGCATAGACGCGAACAGTACAGTTGCCCAGAGCGGGAACTGTTGTCTGACTGGTCATAATTTGAAGTACAATACTATCAATACGGCTTGCATTCATTGAACCACTCGGCTGAAGTTCCTCAGGACGGAGTGCAAGACTATAACAGTAGATATAATCATCGGATGGAATGGTTGTATGGCGTTGCCACGGTTGAACAAGGCGGAAATAGGTGGCATCGCGAACTTGGAAGCGGTCAAACCCGTCGAGTTGAAGAACAGCATTCGCGAGAATATCTGTACGGGTTCCTGTTTCAGTTACGCTCAGACTACTGAAGTTGAACCACTCCTTATTATCAATGACCATCTGGCGTTGAAGCACCCAGATAAACTCGCGAACAGGATGATTGAATTCAATGGGTACAGGAATAGACTGTGAACTAGGAGGAATGGCAATTTGTGAGGTATATTGAACCTGCTCAATTAGATATTCGTGGGCGGTGCTGACAAACCGACGACGCTCATCCACATCAAGATAGACAAAATCACCCCACATTGTGCAATCCGTTATATGGGCCGGTTTTACGGTAATATCCGTACAGTTTTCAACAACATTTGGTGTCCAGAAGCATTGCTGTAGGGGCCTGAATGTAATATTAATCCGGACAGGGTGATACTGTAAGGCAAGTAAGGGAAGATAGAGACCGGGATTCTTACAGAACCAAAATTGAAGAGGAACATAGAGTTTGAGGGGTCCAATCAGTGTAGGTTGAGAGTATCCGTCCACTTTGCCAATCATATCATAAAAACCAAACTTCTGTGACTCGGTTGTGGTGAGATTCGACCAGATCTCCATCCATTCTCCAGTCTGACGGTCAATCTCCTGTTCGCCGATAGTCACTGTGATCTCTTGAATGAGTGCATGACCGATGGCATTCACATAGGCAACGGCCTCATCCGTAGTGGAGAGATGGAGTGTAGGGAGTGTAATCTCTAAAATACAGGGGCCGAGTAAATCTCCACTCCGAGGAACCAGCCAACTGATTTTTTTTCCAAAATCAGGTTCATTGTCTGAATACATTTCAACGGCTTCGACGGCAAAATTCGTATGACGACGATAGACAAACTTAAACCATGTAATCTGAGGGTTTCCCGTCAAGAACACGTCCTGTTTTCCAACTGCG